CGAAAGGTTTTAGAAAAATGAGTCAGGTTTTTGGAAATGGTAGGAATACCAATTCTAGGAATAGTAGAGATATTTATAAGTATCTTGGAGTTAAGCAACATTTTGCGGACTGGATAAAAAAGAGAATATCTACGCTTAATGCAGAAGAAAATATTGATTTTGTCGTTCATAAAAAAATGAACGGTAAATTTACCAATATTGACTATATTATTACAGATGATTTTGCTAAACATCTTGGTATGTTAGAAAAAACGGAAAGAGGCAAAGAGGTCAGAAATTATTTTATCTACATGGAAAAGCTTGCTAGATATCTTTTAGAGAAAAGGGTTAGTGAGTGTGAAGTTAAGACACAAGCCAAATTAGAAAAGCAAGAAATAGAAATTCTACAATTAAAGTCAGATAGATTATTGACTTATAAAAATGGGTTCATGTCTTTAAGAAAATATATCAAAACAAGTGGTATCAAATTAAAAGAAGATGTTGCATGGAGTATCTTGGTTGATGGTGGTTGGGTTAAAAATCAATATCCTAAAGTATTGAAGAGAATTTTGATAGATGATACTATAGGTTTTCAAAAGAAAGGCAAATCACCCGTATTCAATACCGATGACTTAGACGATATATTCAAAGAGTATACAACGTCTTTGATATAACCTGTGTTTTTGAAGCGGCGGGAACACAAAAACCCGCCCTGCTTATGTTGCAGGAGTAATTTGATACGCCGATTGCTGCTTATACTTTGCAGTATAAGTGGAGTTACCCGTTACAGGGAATGTACCATTACCGGACCCGATAATAAGATCCACTTCAAGTGTTGCACCCTTAGTGGTGATCGCATTGTTAAACTCTATAATAAGTCTCAATGAGTTGTCGTTTGCAAAATCACCTGTTTGATTCAACGCGTCCTCTAGTATTTTCTGTGCCTCAGCTGCTCCGGATGAATCAAAGATGATACTTAACTCACCCTCTGGATATTTAAGAGGTCCGGTTCCAATTACAGAACCTGAATGACACTCGTCCTCTGTAAATTCTCTTTCACCTAATGAAATACTCATTTCACCCATGAAACAAGTGATCTCACCTAAATTTGCCAGATCTGATACAGGTGCTACCGTGATAGTTGCATCTGACAGATTGACTTTGCTTGGTGGTGTACCGTTTGCCATGATCTTTTCCTTTATTTTATATAATTACTTTCTACAGAAAATGAAACTATACCTTCATATAAATCATCTTCAAGCCTATTGATGAAACCTGCAAAGGCTGCATCCTCTATTGATAGTCCACTCACAGTTTTAACCTGCATAAGAGAGTTTAACGTATCACTTACAAGCTTTTCGGCTTTACCCCTATGTTCAGCATAACAATGTATGCTGTAACCCATAGTGTCCATCCTAGTCTTGTTTGCGTACTCGTTACCCACCCCGTATGTTTTTAACACCATATATGGGGCTGGCTTATCTATCACCTCACCCTCTATGTATGTATAAATAGGGAGTAGTTCAGCTCTTACAAACTTTGCTACGTCTTGATACTGTTCATAACTGGTCATATTCTATTTAACCTATATTTAAATTTAGCAAGCATTGGTTCTCCTCCTTGTGGCCACTGAAGTGATCCATACCATTTAGGGTTTCCTAGCTTGCTTGTGCCTGGATGTCTACCCGCCCAGAGTATGGACGCATAGCTGGCATCATTCTTTATAGTCCAGTGTAGTTTACCGTCTCTTGACAGTCTCCAAGATCTCCTGAAGTTTCCACCGTGAATAGGTGCGACAGGTGCTGCCTTAACGAGTTCTCTATGGAAATTGACTACCTGAATATTTATCTTTTGAATATCTTCTTCTATAGCCTGTTCAAACTCTTTAGCAACAGATACTATCATGGACTATTTCCTAATGTGGGCTTCGTATACGATATTGACCCCCTGACCTTCAGTAGGTGTTATTGAAAGTATCGCCCACTTCAAACCATCTGAGTCAATAAAACTCCAGTTCGTTTCCGGTTTTTTATCCAGTACGAATATAATCCGAGCATCCCCGTTGATGATCCTATTCTCTATCAACTCATTATCTTCATAATAAGTTCTAAAATATTGAACAGGTATCTCTGAAGATGTACCGGACTTTTCACCTGTAATAGGATCTATCTGGTTGTCATTAAGTATGAGAGTACCCATAGCACCAAACTCATCAATAAGGTTAGTCGCTACGTTAATCATCCCACTACTAAACGACATGAAAGCCCCTTGTTACGTTTCCTACATTCCTTAGACAGTCGTTAAGTATAGTGGTTACCATAGGCGGGAGTCCTCCCCCACCGCTAGCCATTCCTATACCTTCATCTTTGAGATTGTATTCCACTTCAAGTGTTCCCACTTTTGCCCTTGTATACTCTCCACCGCTACTATCTTCAAACGAGAGGTATTTGCCCCCGTTCTCCAAGTCAAACTGTATCAAGAGTACCTGAGCATCTGGAAAGTTACATTCAGTGGATGGCGTGGCAGATACAGTAAGCAGCATAGCCGATTTGATCAGCATCTGTTCTTTTTCCGGATCTGTCAAAGCATTCCACTTATCACCACCGCCTATCGCTTCGAGCTTCTCTCCTGCGACTATTACATCTACAAAGGAGTTCCAACCATCTTCAGGATAGACAATAATCATAACTATTCCCCTAGTTCTTTTCTGGCAGCATCTACTTTCTTTTTGAGAGCAGCTGCACCGATACCATTTCTAAACTCCACACCGTAATAGACAGCTTCTTTTCTGAGGGCTTTTAACTCATCAGCTTTTTTAACTTTGTCTACAAGTGTTAGTTTAGGAGCTTTTGCACATTGTGCATTATCACCCTGAAAAGCAGCATCAACGATCTTTAGCCCATTCTTTTGTGCCAATTCCTTGATGTCCTCTTCATATCTCCACGCTGGGAGTTGTACATACCAAATAGTTTTTTTACTCATAATATGCTCCTTACACTACTGACGGATCATAATTAAGAATTACACCCGCTGTATCTTTTCTGTCTGACGCGAATACGTCCCAGTTTGAACCTGTTGCGATGTCTGCATCTGTTGGTGATTTACCACCGTTTACCATATCCCAAGCATAACCTTTAACAGACACACCAAACGCATAGTCTACCTGTAGGCTGGCTTTGATTCTCTCACTACCGTTTTCTTCATCAATGTTTGAGTATACGTCTGTAGTATTAAGTACAGCTAAACCACCTTCTGCGAGTGCCATTGTATAGCCCCACGGTGTAGCTCCTAAGTTCTCAAGTGCTGGAGAGTCTGTAATGATCGCAGGTTTACCGAGAATGTCCACAATAGTCACTGTACCGGAGTTAAATAGCGATTCTTTATTTCCAAGTGCTTCACCAATCAATGTATGGTATGCAGTACCTGTCATCACCTGTGCTTTTAATGACTGTGACTTATCGCCGAACAGTGCATGAGACTGGTTAAGTCTAAGCTGGTTGATATTCTCAGCTGTTCCGTCCAGATACGTGTCCGGGTTATTAGAGATAGCTGCTACACCTGCCGAGATTACAGTATTTAACTGATCCTGCAAGATGAGGTTAGCCACTTCCAAAGATATGAACTCGATCTCTGTAGCTGGATCTTTTTGCATCCATGGAAACTGAGATGGCTCCCAACCTAATGTTGCACCACCAGCCACTTTGACATCTACGCCCTCTAGTTGCTGAATAGGTGTAGGCGTTACAGCCGAGTTACCCTGATACCTGTCTACACGTCTCTGTGCGTTTTTGATACTTTTGTAGATTGAGCGTCTGAAATAATCACCCTCAAAACCTTCTGTACTGAGTAGTATAGCTCCGTTCGATGCAGCGTTGAATTTGTTGATCTCTTGTGCTACTGTTTCAATAGCGAGCATCATTAACGCCTTATTAAACACTTTCATATCTGATAGTGCCATGATTTCCCCTTTATATTAAACCTTGTGAAGCAAGAAAGCTTTTTACGCCTTCACTTCTATTTTCGGATGATCCTGTCAAGTCGGACGTTTTACCGCCATTGTTTGAAGATCCACCTGTGCCGCCGTTGCCGCCTTTCACTGTAGGCTTTCTAAATGAAGCAAACTTCTCATCTTCCAACAGCCCCTTAACATAATCACCTACAGATACAGGATTGCCGTCCTTCACGACTGGCACCCTCTGATCTCCTACGACTGTATAAGGTGCTACCGCATCCCCTACAACCCCGATTTGTTTAGAAACTATATCTCTGAAAGCTGATCTCAGCATAGGATCATCTGCAAGCAATTCAGCTGCATCTTCTAAACCTCTGCTTAGTTCATTATCAACTCTCATAGATGTAAATTTATTTTCATATTCCTGCTTGATACCGTTGATCTCATCATCTTTGGAGGCCAAAGCATCAGTTAGTTCCTGAAGCTCTTTACTTTTATCCCCTTTAGATGTAAGATCAGTAAGCTTTTTGGTTACTGTCTCTTCGTCTATCTTGTCAATACCGAGTTTAGTTTTAAGAAGTTGATTTCCCATCTTATATTTGTCTTTCTCAGTTTTGACAGAATCAAACTGCCCCTGTAAAGAGGTGATAACAGTATCTTTTTCCTCAAACTTACCTTTGATCTTTGCGATCTCCGTTTTTGCTTCTGCGTTGTCTCCGACTAATGCCAAAAGTGTTTCAAACATTGTGTTTTCCCTTTGTGAAAGTTATATGCCTGTCAAGGTCATTGAAAGTATTATAACATAAGAGTTAAAGTTTCACCAATTCCATTATTTGTTTGCGTGATAAGTTCATGCCGCTGTTTAAAGCATCTTGTAACGCTTTAGGCTGTAGCTTCAACCATTCCCTATAAGTCATATCCTTAAACTGTGTCGGTACACGCTCTCCTTCGGTGTACCATACTCCGGCCCTTTTTGTATCTCCGGCATCAGATGTTATAACAGTAGCAACACATCTGCAGTTGAAGTGCTGCGAAACTTGCCCTATCCTCTTTTTAAGATCATCCATATTCTTGTACACGGATCCATCTAAAGCCCTGCATATATCACAAGTGTTTGCCTCCAAAAAAGCATTGAATTCTACCCCCTCTAATATTCCTTCCTTTTCCAGCTGCCTGTATGTAGCATCTGTGGACTGCCAACGAGCTTCAGTCATGGCAGCCTCTACCAGAACATTTGAAACATGGTTAAACTTCTTCTTCCCAAGATCAGTAAGTTCTTTAGTCACCTGCCTATAAGTACTCCCCTCTGTCAATCCCTGAGCGATTACACGCTTAAACTGCTTCACAGCATCTGTCTCATTACTTTGCAGCATATCGCCTAATTCATAGCCGTGTAGCAGCGTTTTCTTAGTAAAATTTAGAGACTTAGCCACAGGGGATGAACTGTATATGTATTTGTATACATCATCTGTGATCTGTGCCATAAGTGCCATATCTGCAAGAATGTTTGCACCAAGATCACCATATATCTTTCCCATTTCATCCACAATGATCTTAGCTATCTCCCTTCTTGCTGCAAGATCCGTCAGATCCTCACTTTTTATAAAGGCAGCTAGTATCCTGTCAAGTGCATCTTTGAGTTGATTCTCATATACACCTACTGATTTAAGCTCAAGATGTCCGATGAGTGCCTGAAACCTCATTATCAAGTTATCCTGTTCATTTTGGGTAAGCATTAAATAACCCCTGTAGCTCTCATACGTTCTGCAACCAGATCAGGATCTATACTGTCAAGCTCTCCATACCCCTTTAACTCCTCAATAAAGCTCTTGGTATCTATCACGTTGTCCAGTCTCAAATCACTAAGCATCTTGTATCTAAGTTCTGTAAGCCCCTCATGTATAAACTCTCTATTCATGGTAATTGTACCTACAACAGCTTTACCGCTAAGCAGGCAGAATAATTCATGGAGTTGTTCCATAAAGTCCTCTAGGTTTTGAGCTATCGTTGCAGCCATACTCTCTCCTGCCGCCCTTTCACTCTCTGCCTGTTCTACTGTCTTGTTGTTATTGTTACTCTCAAACATCTTGACAAATCCATCCATGATCTCCTGTTTGATGTCCTCTATGCTCCCCTTCAATATAGTATCTGCATCCCCTGACAGCTCCTCTATCTCCACATCTCCAAGCTTTGCCCCTGTCTCTGGATTTATTGGAAAGTCAATACCTTTAGAAGCCTGAAACTCTACTACCTTGATCTTGTTCCCTTTATCATCATAGCCATCTGTAGCAATATTGTTAGCATTCATAAGCATACCCCAAGATTTTACAAAGGGGAATGCAAGTTTCTTGTTATAAGAGTATTTACTCGAATGTATATTGTTTGCCATGATCTGTAGATTTGCTTCATTTACAAAAGGCGGTATATCTTCAATAGTAGAGAAAGTAAACTCAAGTACTGGCATTGCATTCACGCCCGACATGAAGTCATCTTCCATATAAAAAGATCCATCATCTTCATCTTCTCTCCATACCTCTACAAGCCCTGTATCGAAATAGATCCTCCACTCCGGTTTGGTTGTGGTGCTGTACTTATCCTCTTCAACCACATAAGAACCTTCTATAGCAATACGCTTTAAATGACCATACTCGTTATAGGCTGTAACAGTATCAATAATCCGGTCTCTGGTAATAATCTCCACATAAGGTCTGATACCGAGTTCCTTCTCCTCTTTTGCAGATTTAGCGGGGTTTTCCGGAGTCCATACCAACGCATAGCATTTGTTACCAAGCAGTGATTCTTTTGTCACGTCCTTTACAACCTCATTGAGTCTACGCTTCCCGTCTGCCTTTTTATAATATGCTAGCAGATCCTCCGGCATATCATCCGAATAGGTGATAGGCTTTCTAAATATAATATCCACTACATCATTGATACCCTTCTTATAAGTAGTGCCGGCAGCAGAAATAGCCAAACGTGAAGAGTATTCAGATGAACTTTCAGTGTTGTTCTTTTCTATATACCCTTGTGCTGCCAAAGATCCACCCCAGATATTACGGCATTTCTTATATTGGCTTACAAGTGTCTGATAGTCGGTTGATTGTTTAAGGTTTGGTATTGCCATTAGTTAATCCTTAGATTGTATTTCTTTCGGTATTATATCATTTATCGTCATTTTTGAAATTTGCTACGAAATTCTTTCTTTTATCATGTGAAAATCAGAAAAATGCTATTTCATTTTGTTTAACGTTAAACGGTGCCTTTTTCGGGATCTCAAAATTCACAAAGTCCACAACAACATCAACGGTATCATCATGGCTGTGGCTGTCATCTGCTTTGAAACGTATGAACTCTGATATTACTATGCCGGTAATAGGGTCATTGCGTTTCAAGTGCATTACCTTGTCTTTGATCTTGGTCGTTGCCCTTAGCAGTCTTGCATACTTACCCTCTTTACGCTGTATAGCCTTTATAGGTATGTCCGTCTCATCCTCTAACGCCTGTATAAGCCCCACTCCTGAGTCCTTATCCTCTATATTGGTACGAATGGCACGCTTACCCGTTATCTCAAGTGCTTCATCATAGAAGTGCAGGAACGTGGTTTTAAGCTGCGGCACTTTTACTTTGCCCCGGTACATCTTGATAAGATATCCGTTATTATGGTAGTCTTTACCGAACAGTCCAAACACGGTGTAGTCATTATATTTCTTAATTTTAGAGGCTGTATCACAATAGATAGTGTACTCTTTTATCTCTGGCAGATCGTCATAAAGCACGAACCATTCCTTTTCTACCATTTCACCTTTAGGCGGTGTAGGATCC